CGATGGAACGGACAGCGCGGGTGCGTTCGAAGTCGAGCTGCTTGATGAACTCGGCACGGACACCACGCTCTGCGCAGCGTTTGAAGAAAGTTTTGGCCGCTGGATCTTTGGTGGCGGTGTTCACGAGACGGCGGAAGAACTCGCGCATCAGGCGAGTCCAGCTCATGTAAAAAAGGTTTAGCGTCGCACCAGACAAGCGGGTGGCCACGTCCATGTCGGCAATGACTTGCGTCTGGTTGCGGTAGGGACTGTTCTGCTGCGCGCCGTAGGTGCTGATGGTGTCCGTGTTGAGTTGCAGCTGTTGCGAAATATCCTGCAACGCGGGCTGCACTGCGGTTCCCAAATTGGGAATCGCTTTCTCCACGATGTTGACGTTCGGGCTCATTACCGTGTAAGGCCCGAACATCGTGAAACTCAGTTCCTCCAACGCGCGGTTGTTTTCGGGTTGCAGCATCACAGACGAGGCGAGCATCGCCCCATCAATGTGCTGGCAACGCAGGCGGTTGCTCGTTTGGATGTGAGCGAAGATCCGGTGGCCTAAACCACGCACTGAGTGGTAGGTGCCGTTGCTACCAACACCGTAGGTGAAGAAAATGTAGGCTTGTTCAGCGCGGTCATACTTGCGCTGCTTCTCATACATGAAAGCCTTCGGCTGGTCGGCGGCGGCGATGTAGTGGCTGATCTTGCCGTCCAGTTCTTTGACGTAGAAGTGCAGCACTTCGACCGTTGGGTTCTGCACACCGAAGTAGATGTCGTTGTTCTTGATTTCTGCCTGCAGGGCTTCGTAGTCGGTGAACTTGTCATTGTGGCTGGTGCGGGCGTTTTGCAGCATAGCCCGCTTGACTTCCGCAACATTCCAACCAGTTGCCTTCGCTGCCTTCTCATTTTTGATGAACCGATACAGCGCATCCAGTGAGTATTTGCGGCGAGCAACAGCTACGTCGATACACTCCTCAGAGGCTTTGGACTGCCGTGGAATTAGAATGTCGTCAAGGCCAGTGACGTTGAACCGCCAATCCGAGGGCGAATCAAAATAGGCAATGCCTACTCCGTGCTTAATGAAAGTGGTGCAAAGTCTCAGGTAAGCCGAGTGAAACTCGGGCCAACCGCGGAGCGTGTGGGTCGCCTCTTCCGCCACGATCGTTTCATACTCTTCGCGCTGCGGGTCGGTGCTGTGGGATTTGACTTCCAGTAGACACTCCAAGGAGCTGGCCAAGTCAACGTAAGCCGACAGCGAGATATCCAGCAGGCGCTGTGCTTCACCAAAGTTCAGGTTGGTCTTGAGCGCTTGGCCGCTGGCCGCCAGCTTGACGGGATCGTAAGGCGCAGCGCCATCAAACATGGCATCGTAGCGGGCGCGGTTGAGCGCACTTGCTTCGTCTGCTTTCTTGAGCTGGCCGTAAATGTTCACGGCACTATCGACGTCTCGCAAACGTGCGGGCGCGGGTTTACCATTTTCCTGTAGCCCCGCAAGATCGAGGTCATCGAGAACGTCGATGTTTGCCATTGAGTGAGGACTTTACAGATTGATGCGCAATAAGTCAACAACAACGTCACCTACGCGTTGGCGGGCTCCAGCTGCAGTTCCGGATAGGTTTGGTGGTGTAGGGTCGACACCGCCCGATTGCATACGCGATTGTTGCGATCCCGCAACCGTACGTAAGCCCGTACGCCGCGATACTGCACGGTCACCAGAAACGGGCGATCACCATAGCGTCCGTGCAGGCCTGCCATTTTCCAGACGTGCCCATCGGGGGTCATGCAGTAGTCCGGAAACTGGGCGAGCGGGCGATATTCGTCGGCGGGTGTGTGGGGTAGCACCACACCATTGCGGTCGTGGCGATACCACCGATACTTGCCGTCGTCGGCTTTGACGGAGGTTTGCCACACGCCAGCACGCCAGAATCTCTTGAGAGCTTTGCGTTGACCGCCTTTGCGGAAGTTGTAAACGCGGCCGTTGGAGGCGAGCTTGTAGCCCGCCGCGTTCTCGATATCGGTGAATGTTGGTTCGTCCATACGGGCTCAGAATACACCTATGGTCGATTAGCACAAGGATTTATTGACTTTTAATTTGTGCTTCAGATTTGGGTGATTCTGATGAACAAACATATTTATGCATCATAAATGAGCCGCAAGGTTGCTACCGGATTCCGGTAACAGGATTCCGGTTTAATATATCTCGTTTTCGTGCAGGAGGGGCATTTTTAGCGGAGGGTCGCGCGCGCTGATTTGTGGTTGATTAGCACGAGGATTTTCAAAATCAAAAAGTCTTCTTCTAAAACATATGTTACTTTAGAACGTTCTAAAGTAATACAAGTCTGTAGAGAAACTTTTTGATTTTGAAAATCCTCGTGCTAATCGTACACACCTTGACATAAGTCATAAGTCATTGAAGATGGAACCTGTTACATGGTTCCGGATACCGGAATCGGGTTGGGCGGCCGCTCGAAAATTGCGTCGCGGCGACCAAAATCGCTCGCGTCAATTTGTGTTACTTTAGAACCTTTGGTCAAGAATCGCTATGGTCGACCAATTTTGTGCTGTGGTCGATTAGCGCGTTTCGGCGTTTTCGGCGATATTCGCGCATGTAGGCCGCCCTTTTCTGCTTGATCTTTGCGTGCTCGTCGGGGTCTAAAACATATATCAATTCCATCTTACGTGATATCATGTCTTTGTGGGAATGATAATATTTATGCTGGTAGGCCAAACGCTCAGCTCGCTTGCGGCGATAGTATTCTTGCTTTTTGGGGTGTTTGACTTTCTTAGGTAAGTTACTCAACATACGTAGCTTTTCCGTCTCTAAGCATCGTATATCGCTCTTGGCGAGGTTCTCTTCCGCTGACAGTGGGCGGAGATTGGTGTAGTGAAAGCACTGCCGGACTTCGGATTCTTTGGTTAAGTCGAATGAAGCGCACGGCCGGATGTGATCGACATGCCAGTAGGAGCCGTAGTTGTCCCACGACATATGCTCGTCGAACTGGTTTTCAATGTGTCGCGCCAGCTCCTTGGGCGAGCATCCCATATACTCGGTGGTTCGCGCTTTTTTGGAGCGCCCTTGTTTGGACAGGCATTCGTGCAGCCGTCGATGCACCGATTGTTTCATCCGGAACCCTGCATCGCGTTTCCGTCTCGCTCGTTCATAGCGCCTGCGTCGGGCACGGTGTTTTTCGGGGTAGCGTTGCCTCCAGCGCTTAGCGGCTTCTGCTTTTCGTTTCCGCCATCCCTCCGGATTTTTTGCTTGTTGTTTCTGTTTGGAGAGCCGACTGCCTCGGCGGATAGATGCTCGTTTGGATTCGACCCATGCTTGCTGCTCGGCTTCGGTCATTCGGTAGAACTTGGCTGGAATCTTCCAACTGGGGGGTATGTTTAGTTCCATTCGTGTAAAATACATGCCTCCACTCGTGACGGCAACAAATTTTTTCACAGACATACATATATACAAACAACAACGCACAAAAAAAATCCAAGTGTAGGGGTGGCGTATTCCCGTAGAAATATAAGTGCACCTCGCTTCGCGTGGTGTTGGATACATGAAGGGAGTGAAGTGCGCCGCTTCGCGGCGTGGGAGGAAGGCTGCGGGAATCGGGGCTCCGGCTCCGGCTCCGGCTCCGGCTCCGGCTCCGGCTCCGGCTCCGGCTCCGGCTCCGGCTGCAGGGATCGGGGCTCAGGGATCGGGCGGGCGGCGCGCGGATCGGATCCGCCGCGCGGGCACAAAAAAAGCCCCGCCTGCCGATTGGCAGGCGGGGCTTGGGATTGATGCCGTTATGACTTGCGGAAGTTCCAAACGGCCTTGCGCTCGTCGGCGGACAAGGCGCTCCAGTGGAGCTCAAGAACTGCCATGACGTGCTCGGCGGGCGTGCGTTCCACGGCGGACGTGGCGGACGTGGCGGTCTCTTCACGTGGCACCGAGCGAACACGCTTGGCAATGGCGGCGGCATCGGGCTCGTAATCGTCGTCGCCACGTTCGGCGGCGGCACGTTGGAGCTCTATTCTCGCGTCCGCCTCCGCAGCGGCCACAAGCTCGAACCAGCAAGGCGCGTCGGCTTCGCATGCCTTGCCCGCGCTCAGTTTCGCACGCTTCAACACGGCCTTAGCAAAGCGGACGGCGGGCCATTTGCGCTCAGCGTCCCCGTGCGTGGCAAGCGCGAACGCAACCAGATCACGGGAGCGGTTGACGTGGTTGGGCTCTTCGCCCTTTTCCACAAGCTGCGCCTTTAGTGTCTTGATCGCTTCGTCATAGGTGGCACCCAGTGTCACCATGAAGTCGGCGGCCAAGTCGGCACCTTGCTGGCCGCTTGTGTCATTGTGCTTCTGCGCAAGGC